TTGACGATTTGATTAGCCTGTCTGAGCTAAAGACAACTGATGAAATCGGTAGTGAGTATGTCACTTGGGGAACAGCAGATTACCAGTTACGCCCAGTAAACGGAAAGCAAGATGGACTAAATGTTCCATACACAAGCATCCTTTCTACTGATGACTTGCTATTCAACATACTTGGCGAGCAAGCTCTAGTTCGTGTGACTGGAGTGTGGGGCTGGTCAGCAGTTCCAATCGCTGTCACTCAGGCAACCATCATTCAGTCATCAAGAATCTACAAGCGTCTCGACTCACCTCTTGGCGTTGCAGGATTCGGTGATCTTGGAGCTATTCGTGTTGGTCGTGCGCTTGACCCAGATGTTGAGCAGCTAGTTATGCCGTACCGCATTATGAGGAACTTCGCCTAATGGCTTCTATCTCAGACATCCGCGCTGGGATTGCCGCTAACCTTGCGACCATCCCTGGTCTTCGGTCAGCCGCAGAAATCCCTGACAACCCAAACCCACCTGTGGCTATCGTGTCTTTGGATTCGGTCAATTACGACAGAGCCTATGCAAAGGGCATGGTGGACTACAGCTTTACGGTGACGGTGATTGTGGGCAGGTCAGCCGAGCGCATCGCTCAAAGGACACTAGACACTTACATCTCGACAGGGCAAAACTCTATCAAAAATGCGATAGAGTTAGACAAGAGCCTCGGTGGTGCAGCCTACGACTGTCGAGTCACTTCATTGAACTCTATTGGTTCAATTCAACTAAATGACAACACATACTTGGCAGCAGACTTCACGGTCACTGTCATAGCAAACTAGGAGAAATCGTGGCTAAATTTTACGCTCAGGATTACAAGATCACTGTAGGAACCGCTGTTCTCAGCACCTCTTTGGCTTCTGTGACACTTGACATCACCGCAGACGAAGTAGAAACAACTGCTTTCGGTTCGTCTTACCGTACACGCATTGGCGGACTAAAAGACGCTTCTGTATCACTTGACTTCCACCAGGACTTCGGATCAGGCGCTATTGACGCACTATTGTTCCCACTTCTTGGCTCAACCGTAGCTGTAAAGATTGCACCGACTTCAGGTACAGTCACCGCTACCAACCCTGAGTACCGCTTTGACGCTCTAGTGACCCAGTACCAGCCATTTGCTGGCGCAGTAGGCGACCTAGCAACCCTTTCAGTCACCTGGCCTGTAACTGGCGAGGTTTCCAGAGGCACAGCTCCAGCCGCTTAGTCCACTAGGATAAAACAATGAGACTAAACCTACAAGTTGCTTACTCTGCCAAACCAGATGAGCTAAAAGAAATCATTTGCAATCCGTCTGACATGGTAAAGCTTGAAACCAAGTTTGACATGTCAATAGCCAGTCTTGAAAACAACATCAAGATTACTCACTTGCTTTTCCTAGCTTGGGCAAGCGAGTCCCGCACTAAAGCAACTACTCTTTCGTTTGAGGAGTGGGTGGACACCGTAGAAAGTGTTAGTCCGTCTGAACAAAAAAAATAGTTGGGCTTGGTGAATCGTCAGCTCATTGGTACATTGCCACATTAGCTGTCGAGACAGGCATCAGCCCTCTTGAGCTTATGAAGCTTGATGAGAGGATGCTCTGGACCATTGGTCGCTATCTAGTATGGCGAGCTACGCACCAAGCACCTAAGCGCTGAGAAGAAGCACCCTTCGGGGTGCTTCTTTTTTGTTCGGTAGACTTGAGTGAGATAGGCGGACTAAATGGCATTGAAACTTTACACTGGGCAGAATAGCGCTCTGAAGGTTTACGCATCCGACTACAAAATCTTTATCAGAGAACTCAATAAAGTGGATAAAACCCAATCTGGTCAGCTAAAAAAGCGCTACAGAGAAATCGCTGGCAAGGGTCAAAAGGCAGTCAGAAATGAACTCAACAGCCTGACTCGCCAAGGTCCAGCGCCAAAAGGAATGTTGCACGGTGGTCGTACTGGTTGGGGAACGAATTACGGATCTACTGGTGGAGCCGTATCTGGAGCCAAACGCTACCCATTCAACTCAGTTCTAATTGAGGCTTACAACAAAGCTAAGAGTGGGCAAACAGGTATTGCTCGCCTCAGAGTGCGGTCAGCAGCAACAGTTCTTACTGATCTTGCCAAAAACTTTCAAGGAACTCGTAAAACCCGTGCCTACAACATCAGATTGTTTGGCGGGCCAGAGATAAGTAGGACACACACAACTAGCTACAAGTCAGTGGCCTACTTTATTCGCAAACTAGGGCCAGTACAAAAGTCAAGCAAAAAGAACAAGTCTAGGAATGTTTATCCAGGCTTTGATAAGTCTTATCCAGAAATGAAAAGGGAAGCAGAGATAGCGATTCAAAATGCTGTCAGAATAGTAGAAAATAACATTGATAGGACAACTCGATGAGTAACATGTTCCTGAATGTGGTCAGCACATTCAAAGGCGATGGAATCACAGCCGCCACTAGGCAACTAGGTGCGTTTGGAAGACAAACAAGCTCATTTGGTTCTATGCTCGGCAAAGTCGGTGGCGCTTTAGCCTCTTTTGGTATTGCTGCTAAGGGAATCCAATTCGGTAAAGAGGCAATCACCCAAGCCCGTGATCTTGAAAGAAACCTCTTTGGTCTTTCAACTGTTTTCGGCAGCCTAAATCCTCAAATGTTGGACTTTGCCAAAGGCGCAGAGGAAATCGGTCTTAGCCAGTCCAAAGCAGCAAAGGCATCTGTATTCATAGGTTCCGTTCTAAAGCAATCAGGCTTTGCCATGAACGATGTAGCCAAAGAAACAGAAAACCTTGTAACTCTTGGTACTGACCTAGCCGCCTTGTATGGCTACGATGTGCAAGAAGCTCTCCTTGGTATGACCGCCCTGTTCCGTGGTGAGTATGACCCGATTGAGAAATTCGGTGTTGCCATGAAGCAATCCGAAATCAATGCGGAACTTGCTGCTAGGGGACAAGACAAACTTCAAGGTGCGGCTCGCCGAAACGCTGAGCAGACAATTCGGTTGGAGCTTTTGTATGAGCGTGCAGCAGACGCTATGGGTGCTTTTACGGCTCAGTCTGGCTCTCTTTACACAGAGCAGAAAAAGCTTGGTGCAACTTTTGAAAACATGCAAGCCACGATTGGTGCTGCATTACTTCCAGCAGTAACAGACCTAAACGAGCAACTTCGACTCATGCTTGTTGAAGCAACGCCTGGTCTTATTTCTTTATTTGAGTTTTTCGGTCAGGTATTAGAGGGCGTAGTAGGTCTATTTAGGGATGCTATGGACCCAACTACAGAGCTTGGCGAAAGCGTTGCTGCTTTGGGGATTCAATTTGAATCACTCGGTAAAACATTGTTTGGTGATGATTTCAATGTAGCCAAGTTCTTTGAAGTAGCAGGAGCAGCACTTGTAATCTTCCTAGATTTGATGCACGACCTTCTGCGTATTGTTGAAAACACAGCTATCGGCTTTCAGGTCATGGGTGAGCAACTTGGCATGCTCTTTACTGGTCAATGGGACAAGCTTCTCAACTTTGACGCTGCTGGTGAAATCCGTAAGCGCATTGACTTCAAGGACACAATCCAGGCTAACAAGCTAAAAGTCAAAGAGTACATAGCTGAATGGGATAACGCAAGAAAACTTGATGTCGAAGGTCACAATGACACAATCGGTAAAACAGCCGATGCTTGGGAAAGAGCGCTAAGGGCTAAGAACAACTACCTTCGCCCATCGGGTGTCACAGGATCTGCTGATTCCATGGAGCGTCAGCTAACACCAGGGATTGTGATTCCAGGACTAACAGATACTGGGACTGGAACTGGCAGCACTGGGGGGGGAGCAGCCTCACCAGTTGTAGATGTATTCAAGGAATTTAGACAAGATCTTAAATTCGAAGGTAGAAAAGCTGAAAAGCAAGTTGTTCTCCTTGGCAAAGGTCTCAATAAAGGCCTTGTAGAACAAATCCTTACAAGCAACAAACCGCTAAAGCTTGCAAATGACATTATTACTAAAACAACCAAGGCTGGCGGAGAGACAAGAAACAAGGTTGTCAAGGACTTAAATAAAGACTTTGCTGCAACATATGGAGAAGTAAACCGAGTTGCTGAAGAATCCGCCCGCGCTGCTGAATCTCAGAGACAGGCGGACATTGCTGCGGCTCAGGAAGCTGCTCGTTTGGCTGAGGAACTTCGTCAAGCTGAAATAAATAGAATTGCCGCACTTGACCAGCTTTACGCTAACTTCTTAGACACAATCAAGGGAACTTTTGCAGGCATAAAAACAGCTATTCAGGGTGCATTTGACATCACAGGACTTGGCGGATCTACTAACGCCATCATTAGAAACATGAATAAGCTTTTAGCCAAGCTAAAGTCTTTCTCAACTAATGTTAAAGAATTGGCAACTATGGGTCTTGACCCAGCATTGCTTCAGCAGATTATTACGGCAGGGCCTGTCGCTGGCGCACGAATAGCCTCAGCATTAGTAGCAGGTGGAGCTGGCGCTCTGGGTGAAATAAATGCAGGATTCGGTCAGGTTGGTTCTCTGGCTTCAGAAATTGCTCAGACTGGGGTTTCATCTTTGTTTGACACTCAAAAGCAGCAAAATGTGTACAACATTACGGTCACTGGTGGAGTTGGCTCTGGGTCTACAATCGGTAAAGCGATCGTGGATGCCATCAAGGACTACGAGCGCACTTCTGGTGCTGTCTGGCAAGGTGCGTAATG